TACACCTATTTTTACACCCGGTATATGGTATATACAATATGTCATATCTTATCATTATATAGATGCATATTATGTGCAAAATGATAATATACACCAGGTTCAACATTTAACTCATGTGCAACTAAGCCTTGCAACATAGAGAAACAATACTGGTCATTACAAAAGCCATACCAAAGATCGTTACTACGCATAGTTACACACATATCTAATCTATCGTGTAAAATTGTAAACTGTACAGCGTAAGTGCAAGGCGTATCGTGTGCATAGCTAGTTATTTCTTTACCATCGTATATTGATATAGCTGCTTGTCTAGTTTCTGACTTTTGCCTTAATGTTTCTATTACCATATCTAGTTGAGCATTACGTTGCCATTGCCAACCATAATTAGAGTTAACATTACCTTTTTCGTTAGCCATACGTTTCCATATCTCAGGTACTTTACCGTATATTTTACCTAGCTTTTCAATATTATTATCACCAGATAAGTACCACTGCCACTCAGCTTCAGCGTACTCTTGTTTCCAATTACGTTCTCTATTTATTATTTTATTGTCTAATGGGTTTGTTATATAAAAACCTACGTTAAACAACGCTTTAGTATCTGCAAAATCAACACCGTCTTGTATTATTCTGTCGAATAAATACTCATATGCTTCATTTGCGTTTCTAAAGACTTTATTATTTATTGTATTTATCATAATAGTATTTATAATATTCTAATTTTTTATTTAATACACTTCTACTGTCGTATCTTTTAGGATCAACATGCGTTTTATCTTTTATTTCTATATGTATCTGCCAATGATTTAATTCATGCTTCCAATCAGGCATAATACTTATTTTAATACCTGTATGCATACACCAGCAAATAATTTTCATCTCTTCTTCTGACCAAGATCTTCTAGGTGCTTTTTTACTTGGTGTCTTTTGCCATTTAAAAAAACCCATTATTCCCAGGGCATAGCCTCAGCTTCAACTTCATCTATTAAATGTGGTACAAAGCTACCAGATCTAGGCTCCCAAGTAAAATGACTTTCAGCACCGTTTTCACCTAAGTTTTGAAACTTAACTTTAAGTACTTTAACTTTAGTTGTTTTAGCTTCATAGTCTCT